GCGGAGAAATGCCGCGGCGGGGGAGGCGAGGGAGACGAACGGCGACAGCCAGGACGGAATATGGAAGCCGATCTTGACCGGCTGTTGCCGCCGCAGGTAGTCCGCCAGATCGAGGCCGGTTTTCCGGTCGCGCCAGCGCCCCTGGCGGACGGCGATGTCCCGGTCGTAATCGTTCCACTCGGCCAGGCAATGGGGGCATTCGTACCAGGCGAGCTTCTCCGCCTCGATGGTCTCCGGGTCCTCGCTGTGGCATTTCCCGTCCGGGCCGGGCTCCGTCTTGTGCGCCCACTTGATCTGCCCGAATTCCATCTTCTGCATGACGCCGCAGGCCGGGCACTTGACCCAGAAATCGAAGATGACCTGGGCTTCCGTCGTCAGCGCCTTCCAGATGTTCCCCGTTTCGACGGTCGGCGTGCTGATCTTCCATATCTTCCGGTTATGCCGGTAGGTGATCGTCCGGGCCTCGCCCAGGGAGATCGGGTCCGATTCGCGTTTCCCGGCCGTGTCTGGATACTTGTCCACTTCGTCAAAGATGCAATACCGGATCGGCTTATTCGCCAGCCGCGCCGCCGAACGCGCCCAGGCCATATAGATCGGCATGTGCTGGAGGCTTATTTTGAGCATGGCGCTGTCGTCATCCAGGCCGGTCATGTAGCCGCGCAGGGTAGGGCTGTGCTTGATCATCGGCTGGATGCGGTCCTGGCTGTTCTCCCGGGCCGTCATTTCATCGGGATAGATGCAGAGGGCCGGGCCCGGATCGCGGTCGATGGCGTAGCCCAGGCAATTCAGAATCGCTTCCGTCCCGCCCACCTGCGGGGCCTTGCAGATGATGACCGTCCGGACCGACGGATAGAACGAGGCGTCCATGATCCCCGCCAGGTACGGCGTGACTTCGTTCCGCCATTTCCCCGGCAGGACCGACATGGTGACATAGCGGTGCCGCTCGGCCCACCGGGAGACGGGGATCTTCTTGTGCTTCCTGAACACTTTCCGCTCCGGCTCCGACAGGCGGACACGGACCCGGATTTCCCCGGAGGCCTCCAGGACCGACGGCGGCAGCCAGGGCGCGGTGCGGGGAATGTGGACGGTGGTTAGCATCCTATTTTCTCTCCTGGCCGCTTCTGATCCAGAGCATCATGGCAAAGTTGGCCACATCAACGAAGTTCGATTTCGCTGCAGAATATATCATCCGGGTAAAAATATTTTCCCAGCCGATTCTTCCATCCCATCCCGAATAGCCCTGTTTCGCCTTCTGACGGCAACGTTTCTTCATTGCTTCTGCAAATTCATCTATGGTTTCATAAATGGTCATTATTCCGTCTCCACCTCATCGTCTTCCCCATCCCGATCCGCATCAATGATGGAGATCATCTGTCATTATAGTCATTATAATCTTCGTCGGCTTCGCGTTTAATTTGTTTCAGCTTTTCCAATGTGGAAGACTTACCATTTTCCGTCGCAACCCCGCCGAGAGTGACAACATCTTTGACAACGTCAACCGGCAACGTCGCAACGTTTACCGCCGTGCGTATGATCGCCCCAAATAATCCCATTCCCATTTCCTCCTTTACTATTCGTCTGCAATTTCTTCATCCGCCGCATCCGCCTCGATGACGACCTGATATTCGACCTGGCTGGCGTAACTGTTGATGTGCTCATCCAGATCGTGGTTCATCAGGTTGATCAGGTCGCCCACCTTTTTCATATCCCCGGACACGGCCCGGATCCACTCCGCCGCCCGGGACTGGACCCAGTGCTTCAGGCCAGCTTCCAGCACCCCGGCACGCGCCGCCAGCTCCAGTTCCATCTGCTCCCGGGGGATGTACCGTTCCTGCTCCTTTTCCAGCGCCATTTGCTTGCGCCGCTGCTCGATCTCCAGGTTCTTGATCTCCAGATCGAGCTTCCGCCGTTGCAAGTCGTCGGTCCGCTCGCTGATCTTCTTTCCCGTCGATTGCTGCTTCAGCCACGTCCGAGCATACTTGTCGACATCCTTCCGGCGATATGTTCCATCCGCCGCCGGCATGATCTTCCCCTCCGCCTGGTGCCGGTACAGGCTGGTCCTGGTCACCTTCCAGCCCGATTCCTTCAGGTAGTCCAGGACATCGGCGATAGTCGCATAAGTGGCGTTGATTTCAGAAGAATCGTCGACAATGTCAAGCATTGAACTTTTCCTTTCGCCACGCCCATATTCCCCAGACGGAAAGCAAAAAATAAATGAAGAAAAGGACCGCCTGGGCGGGCACGCCCTTGTGATAATCGACGAACGTCCAGGCCGCGTTGGTCACCGCCCAGATATAAAAGCACTCCCGCCGCTTCTTGATGTTCAGCACCACGCCAATCAGCGAGGCGATGGTCAGGATGATGGTGAAAAAATGGAATATTGTCATTTTGTCAATTTCCCGATTCAGCAAATCCGCTCTTCGCTTTCTCAAGATCTTGAATAGCGAGATTGATATGTTTCACAACTATCGATGGATCCAGGGATTCTCCGGAAAGATGCTGCAGGACTTCCTTTTGTCCGCCAAAATGCACGTTCATTAGGAACACTGCCCGGTTAATTTCAATCTGCCCATTTACAAGGTCCTGTCTCCACCTCATGGCTTCACCCGCTTAAACTCGATCACCCACACCCATGGATTGGAATACCATGGGTATTTCTTTTTGTTGATGGAGTCCCAAAGAGTTTTAAAACACGCCTTTGAAAAACCGAAAGACCAATCCAATTCACATGATGGAGCAGATGACAAAGAACCCTCTCTTATCGCATCCTCCTCCGTTATCGCGTGCAACCGTTCCACCCGGACGTTGGTAATTTCAAGGGAAATGCGGGAAGCCTGTTTCGGTATGAAGCGGGTTCCAATCTTCCCATATGGACAGATTCTCGCCTTATGTTCTTCCCCACTTCCAATATGATACGGACAATCTGTACCTTCTTCCGGTTGCGGCTTGACCACCCGTCTTGTCATGGTCTTGCGCCCGTCCAAGATAGCCCGGACTATCGGGCCTGAAAATAATAAAGATGTATCTTTCATGGCTTCACCTTGTGCCACGGGAGATCGTCATGCGTGCGGCCGTCCAAGAGGCGATGAGGCCACCCTTTTTTGATCGGATAATAATCTCCGTTTCGGCGTATATATTTCCCCCAGGACTTAAAGAAAAAACTGACACCCGCCGCCGCGCACTGATCGCGGACAGATCGCACCCAATCAGGATGCATGGGCCGCGCACCGGGACCAGACTCGCCGCCGAGGATGACGGAATCCAATAATTTTCTTTCAAGTACCCAAGGCGGAATAATCACCTTTGACAGCATAGGTTCCAGAGAAAAGAACTTCTTTACCGGTACAGAAAAAAAGTCTTTACTCTTACTTTCCATTTCTTCCTGGTTGCAGACGGTGAGACCATGCCAGACGTGGTCGCGGGATACGTCATAATCCCCAACGGCATGACACACGCCAGAGACATACCGCTCCATGTTTTGGGGGCGTTTGGTTAATATCAAATAGGTGTGGCGGTCTGCCCGGTTCATTGCGTCATAGGTTTCCTCCCGGAACTCATCCGGCACCTTCTCATGGAACAGGTCATTCCAAACCGCAAACACAGTCGGTTTCCGGCGCTTTAGAGGGATGGAGAGGCGGTCAGAATGAATAAATATACACCCGGTAAATTTACCATCTGCTTCAATCAGCTTCACCCCATCTTCTGTGAGGAAGTGATTGCAAAACCTATGAGCCATCGCCGCGCTCCAGCAATGATCGCACCCCGGACTACAGGGCGTGCAACCGCTTACGAGGGACCAGGGCTCATCCCAATATCTTCCGCTAGATATGTCAATTTTCTTTGCCATGATCACCCCCTCGAGGCGGCCTGTTTGAGCTACCATAAATTGCTCTCATCCAGCTGCTGGGAGTCGCATCGGTAATCCGGACGGGCGCGATAACGAACTGACCCATTCAATCCGATAATCCGGCAACGGTTTTCAACGCGCTGGCGGTCCGCGCTTTCGACGATTATGTGGTTAGCCACGAAATGTTTGCAATAGCGGCAGTTCACTGATTCGTTCGTCGATCCCGCCCGATAGTGCAGATCTTCCTTTTTTTTAAGTCTCGGCATGGATCCCATGGTTATAGCCTCACATGCTCGGAGCATGCGGCATCGGACCGGATGTAGATTTCTCGACCTCAAATCTGATCCCGTTCCCTATTTTTGACAGCCGGGTCTCATCAAACCATTCCCAGTCAAGAGTCTTTCCGTCTTTCAATTCCCGCGCCGCCAAGCCATAGTGTACGCATCCTGTAAAATAATCTGTCCGCCCCATAACGATCCCTTTATAACCGGTCACAACGTCTTGAAGCTCTTCTCCTAATTCAAATTTGATCATCTTCTTTCCTCCTTGTTTGTTGATAAATTAAGTTTTTCCCGTCGATGATCTCGGCGGGATGATTTAACAGATAGTCCCTTGATTCCTGCACCCGGAAGACCAACTCATTTATCCGCCCGCCGACGTGCTTCCCCTGCCGCAATACCGTATATCGCTGTGCATCATTAATGATCTGAACGCTGGGGTTGTTACGCAGCAGCTGGTACAATTCGCGGACCGCCACCGGAAGCTCCGGATTGACAACCGTGCCGGCAGCCGGAAGGGCAGGGCGATCTTGAGACAAGGTCGCAGTTTTCAACGCCGCCCCGTCCTCGATCGTCATCGCTGGCGGGAGCCCCGCTTTGATCCAACTTTTCAAGTCCGTCCCCATCTTGATTGCTTCACCGGGATCCTTCCCCTGGGGGACTGGCCATCTGTCGCACTGCGGAAATTGTTCTGTCCACCAGGCCATCGCCTTGGCGCCGGCGGCGTCATAGTCCAGTGCGTTTAGGATTTGCAGAGATCCATGCAGGACATCGAATGCTCCAGCGTCAGGCTTCGTAGAAGCGGATCCCAAGCCGACAGACCCCGCCAGATCATTCCCGGAAGCCACGGCGATCGCATCCAGTTCCGCTTCAACCACGACAAAGGCCCGGCGGTCTCGACCAAGGATCATCGTCGACATGGACGATCCAGGGATCACATAATACCTCGGGTCCCCTTCCGGTCTCCGGATCCGGATCCGATGAACGATTCCGTCTACGATATAAGGGATGACCAAGCCGATCGGTATCCAGAGCATTTTGGGCCGGCCGTCGTTTCTAAACTCCTCGGGCAGCCCCCAGGACTTGCGTGACCGGTAGATGTCATTTCCCTTATCACCCGGGTTCCATCCAAGGCGATAATTCACCGCCGCTTCGCTTCCGATGCCACGGTCTTCCAGCCAGGCCATGACATCAGTATTCTTTTGTAGGTGTTCCTGTGACCAGGTGACAAATCTCTCGGCCCTTTCCTGCCAGATCTCCGCCGGTGATCCGTGACTTTGTGGCTGAAAAGCAGGCTTATCATCTTTCTTTTGTGTCGGCGTTCCGTGCGGGTCTTCGGCCTCGTGGATTTTCTCACCCAGGTATTCACATGCCTGACGATATCCCATACCATCGAAGTCCCGCAGGAACTGAATATTGTCGCCTGATTTCTCACAACCACGGCACCAGTAGGCGCCTTTCCCCTCGTTCTGGTTCGGCCACACGTGAAAACGATCGGTCCCGCCGCAGCCAGGGCATGGCCCCTGCCACTCGCCGCCGTTGGTCCCCGAGACCTTCCTCAGATTCACTTTTCTTGTCGCCAGATCCAGGACGTTCATTTTTTCTTACCGAGCTTCATGCATACTTTTATAAGCTCTAACTGTTGCGCCAGATGAGTCCTGGAACAAATATATCCAACCGAGTTATTCTGGAATGGTACCCAGCATTCATCTGCATAATCCATCGTCGCGCCTATCGACCGCCGAAGGCAGTTCCGAAACTGCTGCCTGGTCATGCGATATAAACCTCTTTGAAACTGGAATAATGTTTCCAAGACAGATACTGTTTTGTTCACTTCGTGCGGCTTGGCCATCAACCTTTCCTCTTTTTTCTTTTTTTATTTATCTATTTATTTTCATTACAGTATTAATAAGTATTTATTTAAAATCCCCCCCCCTGGGTGTCATTTATAGGGTAGGGACGGGGAGCGATTAACCATATTTGTAATGCGTATAGGTTTTATGATTATTTAAGGCAGGGGATATATATCCAAACCCGCAAACCCTCCCTCCGTCCCTGTCAAACGAGCCCGCTACGACCCGGAAAACGATGCGCGCAAACTTCTCCACCCTGTAGATAGATGGATAGTTTTTTAATATTTCGTGGATAAAACGAATAAATATCAACATTGTGTAATTCCTCCCGTTATTGCGCCAACTGTCCCTGAGCACTGGCCAGGGCGATGCCATGATAGACGTTGCTGCCATTGCTTTTTCCCTTGTCGTATTTTAGACTGAGCTGCTTGCCGAACCATGTCCCGGATGGCTCCTTTTCACCGATGTTCTCGTGGTACCACTCCACAAAACGGTTGTAGAGTATCGATGACTTCTCCTTGGCCCCTGGTTCCCTGATGCAGCATTCTTCAATAAAATCACCCATCATGTCCTCATTACGGTGATATTGCTCTGTTGCCTCCAACACTTCTTTCGGTGGCATGAGACCGTCCTTTTGCCATCGCAGGCACCCCTTAACCATCCAGGCGAGTATACCGGACGCCTCTCTCCGGAGTTGGCGATCAAGCCCGAGAATCGCCCGCCGTTCATGGCTTTCCCGCGGATCCCGATTGACAAATGATATTTTAAACGGAATTAAGTGGATCCTCTCCCAGAACGCTGTGTCATGAGCCGGCGCAGATGGCTGGGTATTGGTCATCAGGAATAATTTTTGAGTCTGCTGAAAAGACGTTGCATATTTGTCGTGGGGTGATCGGCCCGTAATTTCATCGTTTCCTGTCAACTTCTTTATGATTCCGTTGGCAAACTTCTGGCCTTCATCGATCTCAGAAGCGAAAACCATGCGCTTACCTTTAAGGGCTATAATATCGGGAGACGGACCGGAAGTACTGCGGAGCTGTTTTGATGCCAGCAGCATTTCCGAGGCAATTGAACCCGCCATGTCCCCCATGATGTAGTTGATTGTTTCAACAAGCATGCTGCGGCCGTTCCATCCGGTGCGGCCGTAAAGGACCGGGAATACTTTCTCCTCCGTCCGTCCGGTGATAGAGTAACCGAACAGCCGGTTTATGTAATGAAACACATCTTCGTTGCCGCCGAAAATCTCCAGAAGTGATTTTTCCCAAAGCGGAGCCGGCTCATCAATTCCTTTCCACTCTATCGGACTAGCCAGGGACAGGTAGTCATCAGGACGTCCCGGCTTGATCCGCCCGGTTTCCAGATCGATCACACCGTTCGCGCAGGGAAATAGCATCGGTCTCTGGTCGAATTCGTCTCCGATAATCGCGATGGGATTTTCGATTGTGTGGGCGAACTTCAGACAGGAGGTCCGTCGCTTGTCGGCCCGGAGCTGACTGATCCGTTTAAGAAGCGCGTTCTGCCGGCCCTGTAGTTTCTTTATTCGTTCGGAGTCTTCAGGGGTTCCGAGGGATTTCGCGGTCGCATCGACAATCTCCTTGGACACACGCTGGTACTCGCCCATGTAGCACTCGACGACCTTTTCCACCGCGGCCAGGGATTTATTCATGACATCACGTTTCCAATGATGACCATCCCAGGCGAACCACTCTTGAAAATTCTTACAATAAACGAACTGGTCCCGGAAGAGTGTCGCGTACAGAACACCGTCCCCCAACTCGTTGGCGTACAGGCACTCGTTGATCAACTTGCTCGTGATCTTCTGGTCCTCTTCGGGCTTCGGTGGCAATGTCGCCGCCTCGGCCTCGACCCGCTCCTGGACCTGTTTCTTTATTTCGTCAACGCTGTCGGCCATGCTTCATCCTTCGCTTTAATTCGTAAATCCATCTTTTTGAAATGAGAGGCTTTTTGTCAACATCGCCTTCAGGTGTCAGGGCCTTGATTATGGCGTCCGGGGCAACCTTTCCAGACAGCAGGCGCTTAACCATGGCCTTGGTTTTCTCGTCGATGCGATGGTCGGATCCGTGAACGAACTGCCGACAACATTTCGGATCCATGCAGCGGTACTTCTGCAGGCCAGCCCGTGTCGTCCCGTACTTCTGCAGCCTGGTCCCCTGGCAATCTGGACAGCACAGCGCCCCCATCAGACGGACCTCACTGCTTGACATCGGCCATTGACCGGCGTACCATGCACCGTGCACAAATTCCCAAAGTCCCACCAAAATAATAATTTATCCGCAGTCGAACATCGGGCAGCCTTGACCCCTACGATTCCAAAGGTCCAGGGAGGACCCGTAAACCGGTCGGTATCGAGTGACGGCGAGTGATGGTTGAATTGATTTCTTTTGAATGGGGGTGCGGGGCGGCGGGAGACAAACCGTGACCTCCGCAGAATCCGTTCAAAACAAACAGACGGAAACAGTAGATAAGTATCCGTTAAACAAAGGGAATAAATGACGTGCAGGAAACTCTTAATCAGTAGGTTGTCGGTTCGATCCCGACAGGGCTCACCAAAAAAAGAACGGCATTTCAATAACTTAGGAATGCCGTTTTTCTTATTCTAGGGGTTACTTACCATTGGTAAGGTGATAATCCTTGAAAATACACATAAATGGAATAGTGAACATTTACGAATTCTTGGATGGCTTTTTGCGACATATATGCACACATGCTGACAGATACGACAGTTAACCAACGGTTAACTGGACGGTTAACTGGATACTTTTCGTTAGTATCGCTGGGCGTCAAAAACAGCCATTGCTTCATCCTTGTAATTTATATAATTAATTGTAATGATTCTTATTGTTATTCTAGGAATAATTGAAATATTTTGAAAAATTTAAATCTTATATGTTCATCAAAAATGATATTCAATCAGTAGGTTGTTGTTTGAATTCCGACAACACTCAATAAAAATACGACACTATTTTAAGGGGGGATAATTATGCAGCGGGAATTACGACGGAAATTGGCACAAAACTATGACAATTTGGTAGATTTTAGAAAGCGTTCAAAGGTTCCGATCAGCATGGAAACAATTCGGCGACTGATCTACGAAAATCAACCCATAATGGCAATCAACTTTGTGGTGATTGCAAAACGGCTTGGCTATTCCGCCGCTGAGATCAAGGAAATATTAACAAACCACCCTACTCGCTATGTGAAAGACAATGCTGAGGAACAAGTCATTCTCAAGGATCTGCTTGAATTGATGGGTGACTCAAAAACAGTTATTAGCGAGCAGGAAAAAGCCATCTTGTCCATATTCAAAAAAGTTGACCACCTGCGAGATCTTACAAACCTGATCACCGACGTCTTATTTTTAACTGCAAAAGGTGCAGGAATCGACATCGCAGATGAAGTCGATGTATTGAAGCGGAAGGAAAAGCAGTCTCGTGATTTTTATAAGACATGAGATATTGACTATGTATGAAATAAAGGGTGCGA